GGTCTTGCCATATAAATCACCGCCGTTTTCTTTTATTTTAACATGAAGCGGCTATAATAGCTATAAATATTTAGTTAAATATCAACAATACAGTGCACTAGAGTCAAGTTCTTCGTCAAGAGATAGAAGTTCGGTAGCGTTGTTCAAGATCTTTTCAGTCCACGGATACGGATTACCGCATGAGTGACAGTATGAAGGTGTAATGTATTGCGACTTATTAAGAGATAGAACGCCGTCGATCAAATATCTGCCTTGAATATGCTCTCCGCAATTTTGACAATGGGTTATTGTCTCAGCTCCGCATTTTGAGCAGTAAGGTTGTTTATGGTTTTCTATATTTGTTGTAATCACATGACCGTTTAAGCATATTTGAGCAGTTTTATATATTCCCATTTTGTTGTTCTCCTTTCGTAATATTCCGACTGGCACTCGGTAATTACAGTATAGGAGATAAACCAAAAGAAAGCAATCCCGCCATGGAGGTTGCGATGGCAGCACATATGGATTGTAACACAGACAACCAATAATTCATACATAGTAGAGAGGTGGTGAAATGAAAGGAATCGAAGTAGTAAGCATGATCAAGATTAATGGATCCTGGGTAAACCAAGAGGACTTAAGTAAAGAAGAATTTTCCGAGATTTTGGAGAAAAAATTAGATGAAACAATGAAAAATATAGGATTCGAAAGAAGAAAAACCGCCTAGGCGGTAGATGGGAGGACAAGCTATGAAAGTTAAAGGAACTTACCATTGCCAGACTACTCAGCAGCCCAACACATTAAACAGTTGGGATATCCGCTCCGTATCTGTTGAGTTACCGGAGCAGGACAAGCCTTACTGGCATAAGATTGCAGCATCTGTGATTGGGGGCGGGCTGGTGGCGATCGGCTGGTGGCTGGTGTTTGGGTATTAAAAAAGAACACCCGGAGAGGGACCGGGGGATTGGTTCTCTTCAGGTGCTCATGCAACTATAACTTTATATTAACAGATTTTATGAGGAGGTGCAAATGGAAAAATCTTGTGATAATTGTGCAAATCTCTGTCCGATAGGAGAGGGAGACCACATATGCGAAGAAAAACCAGGAGTATTGGTATTGGAAGAGTATTTACCCACAGATGACTATCTTTGGTGTAACGGAGATTGTTGGAGGAACAGATAAATGACAGCGAGAAATTTTGAGATAAAAGAAACGATGCTTGCTCTTCCCCAAAAGAGCGAAACGGATATTTACCACATAGAGCTAAACCGCATCAGCTGGTTTGGGAAAGAGGACAAGTTGGATATCCGCGGATGGTCAGAAGACCATTCAAAAATGACAAAAGGAATCAGCCTCACAGAGGATGAATTCATAAAGATAGCCCGTGCAGGCTTAGAAAAAACAGGAGGTATTTAAAATGGCACAGATTACACTTACATTTGATAGTTATGAGGAACTGGTTTCTTTTTCAGAGAAACTGTTATCCAGAGAGGGCGGTATGGAAACCCATGGAGTCAGCAAAACCGTTCCGGACGTTGAGCCTCAACAAGCAGTTTCCTATGGACAGCAGATTGCACCGCATTTTCCAGAGGCGAACACATCGGTACAGCCAAAACAGCCAGAGCAGAATCAAGTAATTCAGAATACCGCGCCGGTCCCGTCGATTCCTATAGCTACGCCGACGTATACAAGGGAAGATCTGTCAAAAGCTGCCATGTCTTTAATGGACAAAGGGATGCAGGCACAGCTGCAGCAGCTGATCCAGAGTTTCGGGGTATCCTCTCTTGTGGAACTACCAGCAGAACAGTACGGAAGCTTTGCAACGGCGATTCGGGAAATGGGGGCTCAGATCTAATATGGCACATGAAGAGAGAAACCATGCTCTGTTAAGTGCATCTTCGGCTCACAGATGGCTGGCGTGTACCCCAAGTGCACGGTTGGAGGAACAATTTCCGGATACTACTTCTGAGGCTGCAAAAGAGGGGACACTGGCGCATGAACTTGCAGAGCTGAAGGTAAGGAACTATTTTAAGCCACATGATGTGTCTAAAAGAAAGCTGACTTTTGCAATCAAAAAAATGAAAGAGAACCCGTTGTGGGATGACGAAATGTTGGAGCATACGGACACATACATTGACTATATTCGGGATGTGTCCATTAAGCTCCCAACAGATCCGTATGTGGAAGTAGAAAAACAAGTCCGGTTCGACTCCTATGTACCAGAGGGGTTCGGTACTGCAGACTGCATCATGATCCAGGGAGAAACCCTGTTTGTGATCGACTTTAAATACGGCAAGGGTGTTCTTGTTTCCGCAGAGGAAAATCCACAGATGATGCTGTATGCACTCGGTGCATATGACGCATGTAAGTTATTTTATCCGATTAAACAGATCCGGCTTGCTATCGTGCAGCCGAGGCTGCCAGACGGAATCTCTGAATGGGGATGTAGTCTGGAACAGCTTTTGGAATTTGGAGATTATGTGAAGGAAAAGGCTGCGGTTGCATTTAAAGGAGACGGAGAGTTTGTTCCCGGGGAAAAACAGTGCAGGTTCTGCCGTGCGAAATCCCAGTGCAGGGCAAGGGCAGAAGAAAATGTGAAGCTGGCTTTTGCAACAGACAAGAAACCGCCATTGATTACAAATGAGGAAGTTGGAAGATACCTGGAACAGGGAGAAGATGTTGCAAGATGGCTCAAAGATCTGCAGGAGTTTGCATTGTCAGAATGCCTTGCCGGAAAGAAGATTCCTGGATGGAAAGCGGTAGAGGGCCGAGGATCCAGAGACTGGACAGATATGGATACAGCATTTGAAAAACTTTTAAAGAGTGGGATTACAGAAGAGCCGATGCTGTGGGAAAAGAAACCACTGACTTTGGCGCAGGTAGAAAAGCTGATAGGGAAGAAAGATTTTCAGGACGCAGTCGGAGAGTTTGTGGTGAAGAAGCCAGGGAAACCGACACTTGCAAAAGAGTCAGATAAAAGAGAAACAATTACAAACAAAGTGACAGCCGAAGAGGCATTCAAGGAGGAAAACTAATATGAACGAATTAACAAACGTAACAACAGGAAAAGCAAGATTATCTTATGTACACTTATTTAAACCTTATGCGGCTACACCGGGACAGGAAGAAAAATTCAGTGTTACCGTGTTAGTGCCGAAATCCGATGTGGATACTATGAACCGGATCAATGCAGCTATTGAAGCCGCGAAGCAGAGGGGAACAGCGGAAAAATGGAACGGTGTATGCCCACCTGTGGTGTCAACACCAGTTCATGACGGGGATGGTGTGCGTCCGTCAGATGGGATGCCATTTGGGGCAGAATGTAAAGGACACTGGGTGTTCACGGCAAGTGCAAAAGCAGATTATCCACCGGAGGTGGTAGACGTAAACATGAATCCGATTATTAACCAGTCTGAGATTTACAGTGGGATTTATGCGAGAGTAAATGTGAACTTCTTTCCATATTCTTTCGGGGGAAAGAAAGGAATTGGATGTGGCCTGGGTCCGGTCATGAAATTGGAAGACGGAGAATCCCTGGGAGGAAGTGCGCCGACAGCGGCACAGGCGTTTGGTGCAATGCCCCAGCCAGTCAATCCAACACCACAGTACAGGAACGCACCGCAGAATGTACAGGCAATCAATCCGATCACAGGGATGCCGATGTAATCAAGAGGGGCTTTAGCCCCTCCTTTTAACAGGAGACGTAATTATGCAACACCATTTATCTATAGATATTGAGACAAAAAGCAGTGTGGACATCACAAAAGCGGGAGCTTACAGATATGCACAGTCCGAAGATTTTGAAATTCTTTTGTTTGCCTATAAATATGATGAAGAGGATGTACAGCTTGTAGATCTTACCGTAGAAGAACGTATTCCAGAACGGATTTTGACCGCTCTTATGAATCCTAATGTGGTCAAGCACGCATATAATGCGGCATTTGAGTGGTACTGTTTGAATACTGCAGGGTATCGTACTCCTTTGGAACAGTGGAACTGTACGATGATCCATGGACTGTATTGCGGGTACACTGCAGGGTTGGATGCAACAGGGAAGGCAATAGGCCTTCCGCAGGATAAGCAGAAGCTTTCCACAGGAAAGGCTTTGATCCGATATTTTTGTACTCCTTGTAAACCGACAAAAAGTAACGGTGGCAGGAGCTGGAATCTTCCGAAGCACGCTCCGGAAAAGTGGGAGCTGTTCAGGGAATATTGTAAACAAGACGTTGTCACTGAGAATGAAATCCTAAAAAGGTTGCAGGCGTTTCCAGTTCCGAAAGAAGAACAGAGATTGTGGAGGATGGATATCTTGATGAATGCGTATGGAGTTCGGGTAGATACAAATCTGATCGCAGGAGCTTTGGCAATTGATTCTCACAGCACGGAGTGTTTGACAGCAGAAGCATTCAGGATTACCGGTCTTGCAAACCCGAATAGCGCAACACAGTTGCAACAGTGGTTGTCCGGAAAAGATGTGGATATTCCAAACCTGCAAAAAGCAACAGTAGAAGAATACTTACAGCGGGAGAATCTTCCGGATGATGCGAGAAAGATTTTGGAAATTCGTCAGCAGTTAGGGAAAACATCTATTAAGAAATATGTTGCAATGGATACCGCAAAGGGAGCGGATGATCGTGTACGCGGACTGACACAGTTTTATGGTGCGAATCGGACCGGGCGTTGGGCAGGAAGGCTTGTACAGTTGCAGAATCTTCCGAGGAATTATTTAAAGACCCTGGATTATGCCAGAAACCTTGTAAAAGATAAAAACTATGACGGGATTAAGCTGCTATACGGGAATGTTCCGGATACTCTGTCGCAGCTGATCAGAACAGCATTCATCCCCTCAGATGGGAATAAATTCGTTGTGGCTGACTTTTCTGCCATTGAAGCTCGTGTGATTGCGTGGCTGGCGGGAGAACAGTGGGTAAATGAAGTATTTGCTACACATGGAAAGATCTATGAAGCAACAGCATCTCAGATGTTCCATGTTCCGATTGAAAAGATTGCAAAAGGAAATCCGGAATACAGCCTGCGGCAGAAAGGAAAAGTTGCCACGCTTGCGTTAGGGTATCAGGGTGGAACAGCAGCCTTAATTGCCATGGGAGCATTGAATATGGGACTGGCGGAAGAGGAACTTCCCGATATTGTACAGAGATGGCGGAGCGCAAATCCGCGGATCAGAGACTTGTGGTATGCAGTGGAGCAGGCGGCCCTTACTACGATGCAGACGGCACAGCCACAGGGTATCTACGGTTTGATTTTCCGGTACGAGGGGGACCTGGTATACGGACAGTCATTTTTGACAGTGCAGCTTCCAAGCGGGAGAAAGCTGTTCTACCCGAAACCATTTCTGCAGGAGAATCAGTTTGGGAAGATGGCAATCCACTATTACACGGTCGGGCAACAGACAAGAAAATGGGAAGTGGCATCCACTTATGGGGGAAAGATGACAGAGAATATCGTACAGGCAATCGCACGTGACTGTCTTGCAGAGACTCTAAAAAGAATTGACAGGATGGGGCTGCAGGTCGTGTTTCATGTACATGATGAGGTGATCATCGATGCCCCTGTATCAATTACGGTGGATGAAATCTGTGATCTGATGGCAGAGCCGATACCTTGGGCACCGGGACTGATCTTAAAAGGTGCTGGATTTGAGAGTGACTATTACATGAAAGACTAGGAGGAGTTGAAGTGGAATATAACAGAAAACTTTTGGTCAGCATGGCCGGATCAAGAAAGGCTACATACTGGCCGAAAAGTGAGATCATGTGGTCGGAATTTGTTGACCGGTTGAAAACTCCGGCCAGAAGTCTGGAAACCTTAGAAAATTATTTGGCATTGTCAAAGAGCCAACAGGCTGAATTGAAAGATGTTGGAGGGTTTGTCGGCGGTACCCTTTTCAATGATAGAAGAAAAGGAGCTTACGTGCAGGGGAGAGATCTGCTGACATTGGATATGGACAATATACCGGCAGGGCAGACAGAAGAAATATTGAAGAGAGTATCTGGACTGGGATGCGCAGCAGTTGTTTATAGTACACGGAAACATTCCGGATACGCCCCGAGACTCCGGGTCATTATTCCTGTGGATAGAACGGCTACTCCGGACGAATATGAACCCGCAGCAAGAAAGGCGGCTGCATTGATTGGGATCGAGTTCTGTGACCCGACTACATTTGACGCAAGCCGGCTGATGTACTGGCCAAGCTGTTGTAAGGACGGGGAGTATGTTTATCAGGTATATGATCATCCGTTCTGCAGTCTGGACGGGCTGCTAGGAATGTATAAGAACTGGAAGAATGTAGCCGAATGGCCGCAAGTACCCGGAAGTGAAACCATCGAAAAAAGGCGTCTGGCAAAACAGGAAAATCCGACAGAGAAAAAAGGAATCATAGGAGCATTCTGCCGCACGTATTCCATTACGCAGGCAATGGAACAGTTTATCCCGGGAATGTACGAACAGACGGATATTCCAAACAGATACACTTATACGGGAGGAACTACAACGGGAGGTGCGATTCTATATGACGGTGATCTGTTCCTCTATTCCCACCATGCTACGGATCCGTGTTCCGGGCAATTGGTGAATGCGTTTGACCTGATCCGTCTGCATATGTATGGCGACCTGGATAAAGAAGCAAAAGAGGGCACTCCATCCGTAAAGCTTCCGTCTTTTCAAGCAATGGCAAAAATGGCACGAGCGGACAAAGAGGTGTCTACTCTTCTTATTAAAGAGAAGTTTGAACAGGCAAAAAAAGTATCTGGTCTGGAAAGCCCGGCACGGGAAGAGGACGGGAATGTAGACTGGGTACTGAATCTTACAAAAGATGGAAATGGGAAAATCGAAAAAACAATCGCAAATGTAACACTGGTACTGGAAAATGATCCGCTCTTAAAGGGGAAGATCGTTATCGACCAATTTGCAAGCTGTGGAATGGTGCTGGGCGCATTGCCGTGGGATCAGAGAGAGGAAAAACGCCGTTGGAAAGATGTTGACTACGCAGGGTATTACCGATATATGGAGACATTTTACGGACTTACGGGAAAAGAAAAGCTGGATAACGGTCTGCTGATCGTGAGCAGCCAGAATCAGATTAACGAGGTGGAGGACTATCTGGAGAGCTTGAAATGGGATGGTAAAAAGCGTGTGGATACGCTGCTGTCGGATTATCTGGGTGCAGAGGACAATACCTATACAAGGGCGGTGATCAGGAAGTCTTTATGTGCTGCAGTAGCAAGAGCTGTAACCGGAGGAGTGAAATATGATTATATGCCGATCTTTACCGGACCGCAGGGAATCGGGAAAAGTACATTCCTTGCAATTTTAGGAAAACAGTGGTTTTCGGATTCTTTGACAAGCTTTGAAGGAAAAGAAGCAGCGGAACTGATACAGGGTACCTGGATCAATGAAGTGGGAGAACTGACAGCAATGACCAAGCAGGAAACCAGTGCGGTCAAACAGTTTTTAAGCAAGACACACGATATCTACAGGGCAGCGTATGGGCGTACAACAGATAAGTATCCCAGGAGATGCGTATTTTTTGGTACCTCAAATGACAGCGAATTCCTAAAAGATGCCACAGGCAACAGAAGATTCTGGCCGGTGGATGTGGGAGAGTATAAGGCAAAGAAATCTGTATGGGTGGATCTTCCGGAAGAAGTGGATCAGATCTGGGCGGAAACGTACATGTATTGGGTACTGGGAGAGTCCTTATTTCTGTCGAAAGAAATTGAAAAACTGGCAGAAGAACAGCAGGAAAAACATAGGGAATCTTTTGCAAAGGAAGGAGTGATCCGGGAATTTTTAGAACGGAAAATCCCCGTGGGCTGGGATGGTATGAATCTAATGCAAAGGCGGCAGTTCCTGCAAGGGGGTACGCATTTAACAGCGAACGTTGATTTGATGGACAGAGAAAAAGTGTGTGCCGCAGAGATATGGCAGGAGTGCTTTGGTTCCGATATCAAGTACATGGGAAAGAGGGACAGCATGGAAATCAACAACATCCTATCTTGTATAAGCGGTTGGAAAAGAAATAAATCGTCTTTGAGGTACGGGTTTTATGGTACGCAGAGAGGATTCGAAAGGGTGTCAACAAAGCGGTGAAAAGGGTGTCGACAAAGTTCTAAATCGTCAACAAAGTATAAAAAATGAAAAAATTTATGGTTTGTTTACGTGTTGACACTAATGTAGCACGTTCGTTGACATAAAAAATAGCGAAATTACGTTGTTTGCAGATATATGTCAACAGTGTCAACAAACTTTTTATAAAA